TTAAAATTCAACGAGGAGTCAACCATGTCAAACGAAGAATCGAAGGACCCGCGCAATATCGATTGGGAAGTATTGCCAATGGATTTTACAAAGGTTCCACCGAAACTTCAAGTCCCTCCGGACCCGACTGTATGTCGTAAGTCCCAATCCATTGCAACCTATCGGGTTAAAGACCGATGGTGCGTACTTGGATTGCGAATTGAGGAGAGATTGAATGACATGTTTGAACTGGTTCCATCCAAAGTAGAACTCGTTTTCACGGTTGATCACCGTGAAACAGATTGCATCGAGTTCAACTTTGATTTGGACACCTTATTCGTCGAAGCCACTGATGATCCTGAGTAAGACTGATGTACTAGTCTTACATGAGTCGCCAAGTTGGGCTTGCGCCCACGTTATTGGAGCTCAGTAATGATCATTAAGTATAAGAACTGGCGCTATATTCGTGCTAACTGCCGTGCGACCTATTGTGTTGGCTTTGGTCAACCTCTGGACCAAGTCTGGGATGGTAATGAGAGAATCCTTACCTTCCGAGATGACCGTACTGAGATGGACCAAACCAGCTTACACAATTGGCGTCGGCTCATTAGAGACGATAAAAGTGCCACGACTTATCTTAGTGGTAATCGCCTCATTTTCCAAATGCGTCCTGTTGTTGGGATGGAAATGGAAAAGTTCTACAAGGCGTTAGTTGGGGGTCAGATCGAAACGCAACGGTGCAGGCAATCCTTTAATGGATATCCTACCACTTTCGCGTTCAACGGTCTTCCCCCTCAACTCACTACAGGCAACAATAACGCAAAGAAGCTAGCATCTGCGAAGTTTTACAAGAAAGTCCGGAAACAGAATCGGTCTATGCAAGGCCAAGTGTTTCTGGGCGAACTTAGTAAAGCTCTTCAGATGATAAGGCACCCGGCCAAGAGTCTCTTCGATCTGCGAGGAATGATTACCTTCGCAAGTTGAAAAGGCTCAAAGGAACTAGCCCAAAACAATGGGTGAATTCCTTGTCGAGTGCGTATCTCGAATGGGTGTACGGTTTAAAACCCACCATTGCGGACTTGGAAGATGCTGCTACTGCAGCGGAGCGCCTTTGGGGCGAATACCGCTACGATCGCAAACAGATCCATGCCGTGGGGCGGGAAACCGTATCACAAACACCCACCAAAATACTTTGGAGCAACAATCCTGCCAAGATACATTTCATTGGTGAGAACCAACGTTATGTTCATGACAAGTATGTATACCAAGGTATCTGGAAACGAGAGACGACTGGGCCAAATGCACTTTCTAACATAGGACGGATTACGAGCCAGTTCGGACTTGGTCTGAACGAGTTCGTGCCTACTGTGTGGGAATTGCTACCTTGGTCCTTCCTCGCCGACTACTTCTCCAACATTGGAGACGTCCTGGAAGATAATTGTACCGACACCAGCACCGTCGCGTGGGTTAAACGAGATCTTATCACTGACTCAGTTGATTCGAACTTCTTTCAACTGAATATCAGCGAGACGATCAAGGCTAACACATTCGGTGGTACTGAGGGAGTGTACAGTATTCGTCCAGGTGTCGACGGCTTCTACGTAGTAAGGCGTCGATACTTCATTCGTGATTCTGAGTATCCACAGGCTCAAACGCTTGCGTTTGAGTTACCGGGGAAACCCCAGAAATGGCTTAATATGGCCATGCTCTGGACGAATGCGGTATCGGTTCATCCTCAACGTATGAGAGACCCTCGGAAACCATTCCGGCGTTAAATCATACTCTTTCCTTTATAGGAGCTTCAGATGATTGTTTTCACCTCGCCCGTTACGGGCGCTGCACAAACCGGCTTTACGACTCCTGCCTACGTTCTTGTAGCTGACGTCGCGCCTGATGTTAATGCGCGGCAACAAGCTGTTTCGAGCGTGACGGGAACGCAAACCGGTGTGCGATCGCATACTGCCAGCGATCCCTTCACCCTTACGTCGATGCGTCCCAAGGTTTTTCAACCCCTTGGGAAAGCAAATCCGACTACGGGTGTTGTGAAATACGTTCCGCAGAACCGCTTTCGAGTTCTCGTCCGTAAGGGCGCGATCCCGTTGGCGGGCCAAGCCACTGCCATTGCGTCGATGGACTGCATTATGTCCATCCCTGCAGGTAGTGACACTGCCGACGCTCCTTCCCTCCGAGCAATGCTCTCGCTCGGAATCGGTGCCCTTAGCCAGCAAAGTGCTGGTATCGGTGACACCCTGGTTACGGGGATTATGTAACACTTCCCTGTAGCTAGTTCTTAAGGAGTCTGTCATGAACGCATTTCTGAGGCACACTATGCATCCTTGTGCTAGTAATCTTGCTCTCCTACTTGAGTCCGATCTTTTACAAGCAGGCTGGGATCCAAGTTTCATTGGTCCAGTCAGACCTGTCGAGCGCAGTTGGTCGTACGCTCTCGGGTGCTGTCAAAAGTCTCTTCTAAAGAAGTACATATCTTATGAAGAAGCCAATGACAAAAACCCGAAGCGTGAAACCGCAGCGCTTTCCTTATTTCTCGAGAATAATGAGAAATGTAGGAACTGGTCTTTCAACCCTGCTAGTGACGCTGTTCGAATGGCTGTTGAGGAAGTTAAAGTAATCCTCGACAACTTCGTACACCCTGATGGACTTCCCATGTTATCCCTCGGTGCAATTGCTGAGGGGTTTGATCTTGGTCCTGGAGCCAACGTTGGTCATACTAACGTTGACTTCTATTCCAAGCTCTTCATGAGTCGTCTAACAGGAACGTCGATCGGATTGCTGGAGAAATTCCAGCTAGCTGTATTTGGACACCCGGGATGGCGGTCGGCAGAAAGTGCCAGACAAGAATCCTTGGGGTTCAAGACAGTCGCAGGTAGCAATCTTACTTTTGCTCTCAAAAACCGAGAGATCAGCAGAGTCATATGCACAGAGCCTACCCTTAACATGCTTTTTCAAAAGGGAATTTGCTCTCTCCTCGAGACCCGTTTGCGGAAAGTCTTCTGTATTGACTTTTCCGTACAACAGGACAAGAATAGAGCGATGGCTCGAATCGGTAGCGTTTCAGATCGAATTGCAACAATTGACCTGAAATCAGCTTCTGATTTAAACTCCCGGCGGATGATTTATCACGTATTCAGTCCCACTTTTACCAAGTGGTTGGATATGTGTCGGTCACCCGCGGCCAAACTACCTAATGGCCACTACGAGGAGTTGCATATGATGTCGTCTATGGGGAATGCTTTTACTTTTCCCTTACAGACGGCACTTTTCGCTGCTGTCGTCCTTGCCTCCTACAGGGTACTGGGCATCAAACCCCGGTATCCCCATGGGAACACGATTGGTAACTTTTCTGTCTTTGGGGATGACATCATCTGCGCAGTCGAGGCTTACGACCTCGTCTGTCAGGTTTTGGAATCCCTTGGACATATCGTGAACAAGGATAAGTCCTTTAACTCAGGACCTTTTCGGGAGTCATGTGGTTCGGATTGGTTTTCCGGCCACGACGTTAGGGGTGTTCATATCGAATCCCTTAACGACGACTCTGACATTTACTCGGCCATCAACAGGCTGAATAGGTGGTCTTCCAAGCATTACGTACCGCTCCCAAGGACAGTGGGGTATCTGATGTCGTGCCTAGGACCCAAGAATTCTCCTCTCTTGGTTCCGATGCATGAAACAGATACCGCTGGCCTGAAGGTGCCGTATACGTATGCTGTTAGGAAAGGTGTTAAAAAGGGTCGATATACTGCCCTCGTTATTACCTCCCAAACAGTGAAGATATCTACTCAGCAAGAACTAGAGGATCAGATCAAGAAGGTAAGGGATTACGCCCGTTTCGACAAGAAACGTAAGCGTTGGCTCAAACCCCATTGGAAGGATCCTGAAGTACTAGTTCCCGTAAATGAACGCGAGCTCTATTTACTACAGAAAGCGTGGTATAATGGTGCTGGTGTTCTCCTTACGGCGTTGGCCGGTAAATTGAGAGACGGCTCTTTCGTCATTAGAACTTTTCGACGAAAAACCGTTCGAAGGGTCAGATATAGTCCATGTTGGGACTATGTTGGACCCGACCGAAGGGAAACCTTCGGGGGTGAGCATTCAT